GGAAACCGTGAGCTACCAAAGAGTACATCTACGATTTGACCGTAAGCCGCCAACGTCTTAGTCTTAGTAACCTTGACAAAAACCCTAGATTTTTCAGTTTCAGTAAACTGTACATCACTTCCGTATATACCCCTGTAGTTACGGTAAGCACGAAGCCACCTGTTTTCATCTGCGTATCTTGCATCTTCTGCACGATTGAAGCGTGACTCTACGTAAGACACTACGCTAGGCACATCCAAGTCATCCCCGTCTTGAATAACAGCTACATCATCTGTTTCAAACAGTTCGCCTTGTTCGTTTACAATATCTTCTTCTGCCATTTAACTAATATCCAAAGGTTGAGTCTGCAGCTTGAAAACCTGCATTGTGTGTTCTAGGATTAAAATCCCATAAAGAACTTCTAGGTCTTGTCATTATACCGTATCTAATAGCATCATACAAGTGATCTTCAGCATTGGTATCTACATCTTCTGGATTTCTTTTATCCAAAGGTATACCAGGTATTTGAGCTACACAGTGTGTGCAAGTCGAGAAGAACACTAGCCTTGGCTCCTCAGTGTACTCATCAACTTGCAAGCGGCGGTGAAGCTCGTTTTTACCTGCCACCCTTGAGCCTCTTGAACGATCTGAAGGCCTCCACCTACATCCCTTTGCGTTCATTTGCTCTGCCAAGGAAGGGCCAGTGTCACCTCTCTTGTGCCACAGGGAGCTATCCAACACGCCGTACCTTATGCTACCATCATCCGCTTCAGCGTCAAGTACCAAGTCAGCTAAGTCAGTAGCTGTAACCTTAGAGCAATACAACTCTCTATAAACTACAAGTTGCTCCGTTGGTGTAACTGCAAACCAAACAACACCTGTAAAGCTACCGTAACCGTAGTCGCAAGCCCTGAACTTAGTCCAACTCTTAGGTATCTTGTAAGGTTCTACTACGTGTACCTGTCTGTTAAACTCAGGGAACGCTGCTCCCTCATTTACATCCCAATTACCTTCTAGTAGTTGCTTACGTTGATGCTCTGGTAGTGACAAAAGCATAGCTTCGTAGTCACCACTTTCAGCTAAGTACGGATTATCGAAGAGGCTGGCGGGTATAAACCTTCGCTTAAACAGGGGTTGACCAGCTTTACTATGACCTGAGGGGAAGCGTAATACCTCACCAGACTCTATGTCCGTTGCCCAGAAAGCCGTATTAGGTGGCGCTGGGTCAATGAACATCTTCTTAACCCAAGCATGTCCAATCCCACCTGGGTTTGTAGTAGCTCGCATGTACAAACCTAAGTCTTTGTTTGCACTACGTAGACGTGATCTCATATAGTCCCACGCAAAACTGGAAGACCACTGAGTGAGTTCGTCAAATGCTACGTAGTTAAACGCCTGACCTTGGTAGCGCATAACGTCTGTGTCTCTGTCCAAGTACGACATCCAGAGTGTGCCGCCTCTTGGTGTAGTCCATTGCGACTTACGCTCAGACCACTTTATTCCCGGTATAGCTTTAGGGTACAACTCTTGGCTTTTCTGTATGAGTTCCCTAAGTTCTTCTGTTGTGTGTCGAACAAGTAGACCACTAAAGTCTGGGTTGTTCATATTACGTAAGGGGTCAGCTAGTGTAGCGTATGACTTACCACCACCTGCTGCCCCACCATATAAAACTTCACGTTCACTTGAAGCTAGGTACTGTGTCTGTGGACCAGGGTTAGGCCTAAAGACAATGTTCTGTACTTCTTCAACGTCATACTCAGGAGGCTTGACTGTGGCTGGCTTCGCAGCTTTCGTCGGTGTCGTCGTCTTCGTCGTCGTAGGTGTAGGTTCCTGTGTAGTTTTTTTCGAGCGCTTCGATCTGTTGTAACGTCTTCTGGAGCCTTCTGGCGTACTCACGTTTAATTGAAGTAAGGTGCTTTCTTTTTCTTTCGACATCTATACGTTTTCTCAAGCCATCGTGAGTTATCTCTCTGCCTGACTGTGTAGTCAACCAAGCTGCAACTTGGCGTAGACTATACTGCTTCAGGTGTTTCTTAGCTAACTCTAAAAGCTCTAACTCCTTTGGTATGGGGTTTAACCACTCGTCATCTTCAGGGTCTATCTCGTAACCAAACGGAACGTATCTACTTATTCTTGGGATGCGTAACCATACCTTTACCTTGTACGGTAATTTAGGTAACATCCAGTATTCGTTCTGAAGAGGTCTTTCTTTACGAATCCTCAGCATCATCAGCGTTCTTAGGTGGCAGTATGAACAAACCACCCGTTGATTCTACTGCTACCCTCTCCGTTTTAACTACACCTGCACGATCAAGTATCTGACCTGCAGCTAACATCTTTTCTTTAACGCCTAGCTGGGTAGGATCGTCCAGAGCACTGCCATATGCAATCGCAGCCTTAGGGCCAATCCTTGCCATGTACGACTTAGTTGCCTCGAATATTTCATCCTTTAAAGCCTCCACTATTGTCGTAGTTGGTGAGTTATCACTATACCCAGCTAAACGTTTAGCGACAACTACATCACCACCAGCCTCTTCAAAGAGCACTGCCATGAAAGCCTGTTGTTTTTCTGTAAGTTGTCTTTTACTCATTTTACTTTCCGTTTCGTCATGTCCGTCTTGCAGGAGTGTAATACAAACGTGCAGATAGTGTAACATCAAAAGAAGAAGAACCACTATGTTTAAATACTAATACTTTATCACCTTCATGTAAAAACAAAGGACCACTTGCAATGTAATGTTCGTGAGAGTTTCCAGCTATAGCTTCGTTTGCTACAAAAAAATGATATATAGTATCGTCTGCATGGTACACCTGTATTCCTATGTTAGCAGTAGATGAACCTTCATTAGCTACCATAAGTAAAACTATTTCAGCTTCATGGCTGGCAGGACACGTAAATAAAGTATCAGCATTATTAGGACTGCCAGAGGTACTAGCAGACGTAGCTGTTACGTTTACAAACCTAGATTCAGTTCTAAAGTTAATGCCAGCCATGTTTGTTACTTTTTGCCTTGGGTTCCAGGAACAGATGCACCACAGTTAGCGTAAGTTTTACCACCCTTAGCGTAACCTTTCTTCTTCTTCATCATACCGCCTTTAGCCATACCCATACCAGAAGTCATACCTCTAGCTGACATCATACCTTGGGGCGCACGGTATGCTGATGGACGGTAACGGCTTTGTTCGCCTTCCATAGGTGTAGTAGCTCCACCCATAGCGTAGCCCTTTTTCTTCATAACTTTACCGCCATCTTTCATGTAACCCATTTTGTTACGGACGTTCTTGGGTAACTTTTTCATTCCAGTCTGTTTAGCTGTAGGTTTTTTTAAAGCCCCACCCATAGCGTAACCTTTTTTCTTCATCTTCATATTATTCAACCCTCGTTATATAAATTATTAAACACTCGTTGCGTATCCCATACATACCCTACGTCTTCCTTTGAGTTGTACGTATGTTGGTTAGGTTTGAAGTCAGGAGCACCTTCACCTGTTTCAAACCACGCAGGGTGAGTTACTCTCACTCTATTGTTGGGTAACGCAACCATGTTACCTGTGTAAGGTCCAGCATCTAGCAGTTCTAAAACGTGTGACTGCTTATGTTGCGCTGGATCATCTGCTACTTCACTATCTGTATAGTCAACTGTAAAGTAATACTTTGCTGGGTAGAACTCCCCGTCAACTTTAGCTATCCAAGGTGCTGGACTTGCTCGTTCTAACTTATATACGGAATGCCAGTGAGACATACAATCCCAAGGCTGTGCTAAATAAGGCGGTAACTCTTCAGGCCATTCTTCTAAAGGTGTGTCTGCTACTAAAGCTGTTAGAGGCAACCTAGCCCACATAGCCCCGCCGTGAACGTTTTGTTCTTCTTCCGAAACGTCTGACTCGCACCCTGTAAAGATAACTTGGAAGCTTAGCGTCCTGTTGGGTAGAGTCGTTACTCCTATCACCATGCAGTGTAGAAACTGGCCTTGATATTCTTCTAAGTTCTTTGTATACTCTCTTCTTACCCATGCCTTAAAATA